CTTAATAGCGCATCGATTGAATGGAACTCATAAGCAAATGCAGTAGTATTCCAACCTTCAATCAAGATAGAAGGATAGAAAGAACTAGTGTCGAAAGAGAACATCATGTTCGACATATTGCGGTCGTTCAACTGATAGTAGTAGTAAGGCATAATGGCATTAGCAGCATTCTGAGAAGACAACAACATCCATCTGTGGTGATTGTCAATTGTGTCAACATTCTTAATCCAAGTGTCGCCAGATTTAAAAGCACAAGTCACAGAGAAACCATAACCGGCAGGAATATTTAATCCACCACCTGGTACAGCAAAAGTGAAATCTTTAAGATTGAATCCTGTATCGCGCATAGCAGCAGTCAATGGAACTTTCCACATTGCGCGAGCATTACCATTTACATCTGAAAATAAATGTGTTTCTTCAACTGAGTGATCCACCAAATCCTCAACATAGACAATATACTCATAGTTTGCTATGGGTAATGTCCATGTAGTTATTAGAGGATAAGGCGGAACTCTCAATACTTCCATTTAGCGACCAAACTCCTTTGCTACTTCTTCTGGTGTAGCAAGACGAATATGACTTCTCTTAAGCCATGCTTCTGCCTGATCTGGGGTTACGATATTGTAACCACGGTATACCTTGCCAACTCCTGGCAGGCTAACATTCTTTGTAGAATGTATAGCAACTGTCTTTTTTTGTGGAGCAGCAGGCTTTTCTGGTGTGCGTTCAACCTGTGTTGCACCAATAACACCATTTGCAACAGATCCCATACCTTGAACGGTATTAGATCCTTGTGCAAGATTGTTTGTTGTAATTACTCCAGCATCTTTATTTTCTTCTGCTGCAGCAATCTTATATTTTTCCCATGAGGAAAGTTCTGGTGCTGTTGTTTGTTCTTCTACTTTTGTCTCTGGCATAGGAGCCTCAACAACTGGTTCAACAACTGACTCAGCAACTGGTTCGGCAACTGGTTCAGCAACAACTGGTTGTGCGTCTTCAATAAAATTATTTTCTTCCATTATTTAACCTCCTATGTAACTATTATAACAGAATACTAAAAATTAAGAGGGGGAGGAGATCTTTCCCCTACCCCCTCTCAAAGGTTACTGTTTACAGATTACTCTGCAGCAGCGTCTGCCCAAACGATTGCATCTTCTTCTTCCCATTGAATACCAAAACGAACGAAGACTGTATACTCAATTGTATCTTTCTTCGCACGATATTCACGGTTTACAACGATGTCTCGTTGGAAGCCCCATACACGGTTCTGTGGGAATGTCAAATCGACATAATCAGCAGGGTAGTAAGGAACTTCTTGAACATCGATTCCGAGAACACGAGTTGTACGTGCTCCACCGAATGTCTGTCCATTACCTTCAAGATATGCTTGACGGTTTTGTGCAGTACCAGCAACACGGTTGCCCATTGCTTCTGCAATTGCATCAGCAAGAGTACCATTGTGCTTTACGATGCCTGCAAATGTATCTGTACCAACATAGAACTTAAGATTGTTCTTAAGAGCACGATACTTTCTTGGCATTGCAAGAATAACATCTTGCATTACTTCAGGGGTCCAAGCGTTGTTAGCAACGGTAACAGCAGCCTCATGTGAGTCTCCGTTATCCTTGTGACGCTTGATAAAGCCCTTCATGATTGAAAGGAAGTTGCCTGTAGAACCATCACCATTGATAGCGAGATCTTCGATATCATTAGCGAATGCATTTGTCATCAAGCGAACAAGATGATCTTCAAGCGCAGCCCCCTCAATATTGTCTTCAAGTGCTTCAGCAGAAACTTCCCAATCAAGACGAATCTTCTTGGTTGTAAGTTCAACTTTGCTGAATGTTGCACCAGTGTTAGTGTAATCACCGACACCTTGAGCAGCAGCACGAATAACTCGTTCACCCACGTTAATCTTTTCGAGTTCCATGGTGTTTGCTCTCATTGTGACACGGCGACCATCCTGGGCGAGAACTGTTGCGTCCCAAACGTAATCAATGAAACGCTGTGCCTGTTCAGGGCGTAGGATACCGCTTCCAGCCTCACCTGAAGGATTTACTGCATTTGGTCCTGTTGTAAGACCAAGGTTAGCGTTTGGGATATTACCCAAAACACCACCATCAGTGTAGTTACCAGGTACGTTAGAACCTGCATCAGATCCAGATGCAAATGCACCTTGTGACTGATAAAGACCTGGTGTTGTTCCACCGAGTTGTCCAGATTCTCCTGGTTGGTTTTTCTTTATTTCTTCCGACATATTGTCACCTCCAAGTATTTTACTTATCTAAATAAGTCGGCTGTTTTGAGGAAACGTCCGCCCCATAGGGATTTTTCAACCATTTCTGGTTGCTCCTGCACGATCTCGCCTAGATCGCCAGACTTTCGAAAAGCAGTATCTGCTTCTACCGCATCTACACGCTTTCCAAAATTATTAAAACGGTCATTAATTGCAGCAATATCTTTGGCAACTGCTTCTAATGAACTCTTTACTGCATCTGTATCAACCTTACTAGACTTAAGTACTTCTACTTCTGCCTGTAAAGACTTTACAGTTTGTGCTAAATCGCTAAAGGCTGTTGAGATTGTACTCTTGATTTCTGCTATTGAATCAACAATAACTTCATCTGATTTCTTCTTTGCCTTAGCCTCTTCTTCCATCTCAGCATTTGGATTGTCTTTTTCTGATGCTACATCTGCAGCATCTTCCTCATCTGGATGTGGCTTCTTTGCAGCCTTTTCTGTATCAGCAACTTCAGTTGTTTCAACAACAACTTCATCAGCCTTTTCAGTTTCGACTACAGTAGTTTCGGCAATTGCCTCTGGAGCGATTTCTTCTGACTTTGCAAGTTCTGTTACTTCTTCAGTAACTTTCTTTGTTTTTGCCATAGGATTGTCCTCCTTTGAAATCTTAGCATCAATGCCTTTAGCACTATCTACTAAGAATTTGACTATATCCATTTTTTCGTTGTCTTCTTTTTCAACGAAACCTATATTTTTCATTTCATTACCAGTAATTGGACTCTTTACTGTTTCTTGATCTGAAACCATTACAATTCCAGATTGCTCATCATAAAAAACATTTTCAAGTGCAACATCAGCACCTTTAACAACAGAAACTCCATCTACCTTTTCAACAGAAACAATATTTGCAAATTGATTTGCTG